AACGTAAGCGGTGGCAGGCACGCTGATGCCGTCAGTGATATCAGCCCGCACATCCTTATGGAAGTCAGGAGAGGGGATGATAACGTCAGCGTTCAGGAAGGGCTGCTCAGCAGAGTTCTGACCAGACCCGTAAGGACGGGTGTAGTAAGCCAGCTGATTATTGGTGCCCAGGGCCTGATAGCTCAGATCCACATAGCCGATTGCCTGTTGGGCAATCCAGCCGGGACGGAAGACCACGCCCACAGGGCCACCAACGGGCTGGTTGGTGTAGCTCGTTTGAACGCCATTGGCGTTCTCGAACTGCATGGTTTTTTCTTCGTGCCAGTAACGAAGAACGTTGGTATAGTTGCCGGGATAAATTTTGGCAACGTGGAGCTGGTTAGAATTAATAGCCATCTTTAGTTACCTCCTCAAGCGTCGAAAGAGTAGGCAACGGTCACGAAGTCTGCATTGAGCAGTTCGAAACCAGCATACAGACTCCAGATCATCATGATGAAGCGGCTGAAGTCGTCGTTGTTGTTGAGAAGCACCTGAGCGTTGTTACCGCCGATGCCCACGCCAACAGACTGAGGACCGAAGAACATACCGATCGCAGCGTTGTAGTCAGCGGTGCTGCTAGCAATCTCTGCGTTCTGGGTCTGGGAAGGCATGTTGGTGGATTCGAAGAATCGCACACCCTCAAAGACAAAGCCAGTCGGCATGATCGGCTCGCCAGCCACAAAGGTGGCTTGACCGAAGCCTTGACCCATGTACAGTGCAGCGTTGGGCTGCATTGCGGACATGAGCGGGTTGATTTGACCGTTACCGGGATAACGGGCCACCTCGCGGAAGTCGCTGTTCTGACGCAGGTGCATCAGGAAGGTGGGGTCGCAAACGCAACGATAGAACCCGTCTTGGTAGGTGGGGGTGTTCCGCTTACGCAGGGACTTGACCACACGCAGGAGGTCGTCCTTGACGTCGAACTTAGCTTGCTCGGCGTTGGTATAGCTCAGAGAACCAACAGACTGATCGCCGGGGAAGTAGTAACCGCCCTGGGAGTCAGAAGCTTGGCCCTTAGAAACAGCCTTCAGGAGTTCGTTGATGAACACCCGATCACGCCAGCGACGATAGTCGTCAAGCAGGGTGAGGCTGCCGATGGATTGGTGGAAAGTGGTGAGGTTACCGGTGTCCAGCAGCAGACGCTGGGCGGTAATCAGGGTCTCACGCGCAATCTTGAAGGTGCTAGGCTGAGTCGGATCGCTCGGATCAGCAGGGCCAGTGTACTCTTTAAGAGTCACCAGGACCTTGTCCTTCACAATATTACGGCTGTTAGCAGTACCAATGGTCTGCTCAGCAGTCCGCTCGCGGGACTCCTTAGAACCAGGGTTGCCGAAGAACCGGTAGCGATCAAGCTGAACCGTCTGACCAGGCTGTTTAGAGAAATCATGAACAACGACGGGCTCAGCCGCCATTTCCACGATGTAAGCCGGGTGAGGACGATAAAGCTCCGCACCAAGGATCTTCGGGAAATCGTTGTCGATAAACAACGTATGTCTCCGAAAAAACTACTCTCTCACTATAACCCGTGTGCTATTGTGAGTAACCACCTATCGTTGCGTTTTTAGCGTTATGTCTCTGAACGAAAAACACGGTATGTCTTATACAAAAACTTATCAAGCCTGGTCAGATATGAAAGATCGCTGTTCTAACTCAAACACTTCAGAATCTAAATACTATAAAGACAAGGGAGTAGAAGTCTGTGAACGCTGGAAAAACTCTTTCTCAGAGTTTTTCAAAGACATGGAAGAAGCGCCTGAAGGTTATTCTCTTTCCCGACACGGAGACAAAGGAAATTACGAACCCGGTAATGTCACATGGAAACCTCGGTCAGAGAACTCCTCAGAAGCTTTTCGAGGAGATAAAAATGTAAAAGCGAAACTTACTGAAGAACAAGTTCTTTGCATCAGGGCACTTCAGGTAGGGTCAAACCCTAAATATTACAGAGCACCACTTATTGCACAAAAACTAAACACATCTAGACAGACCATTAACAACATTCTTAAAAGAAGAACCTGGACCCATATCTAGATGCTTTTTTAATTTCATATGTTTATATTGACTAACCTAATCGCCGAATCATACCCCTCACCCCCTCACCAAGCACACCGTAGACAGCACCATAGTTAGAAACATACCGCGTGGACCTGCCGCGATACATATTCCGAATAACAGTGCTCATCTGACCAGGAGCGTCAGAACGAACAGCCTCAGAGAACGTTTGACAGTAAACAGGCTGATGGTACTCCCACGCTGCACGAGATCCTGACGTATCGTTTGTCGGATTAGTTAAAGCAGGATATCGAGCACGCGCATATGAGTTAGCACCACCGTAACTTCCTTGCTCAGCCGTGTTATCGGCTGGAGTTTGGAATGGGTCATAAGCCTGGTTGTCAGGAACCGCTGCACCAAACCATGTGTAAGGTCCAATATCCCTTAAACCAGGCTCAGGCCCAAATGCAGTTTGAACTGTAGAATTTGCAGTTTTAAGCAAACCTTGGCGACGATAACCATCTCGAATATTTAGAGTTCCTGAAGTGTGCGGATAGATATCGTTGTAGTCGTTCCAAAAACCAGAAACAGCTCTGGGAACAGCACGCCACTCGGAAGTTAAGTACCCGCTGTAATTAGGAGGTCCTGCAGTGATAATGCCGAAGTCTGCGTCAACATCAGCAACAGTGAAATAAGTTTCTTGATATCCCCACGGTGTCCGGTAACCGCTAGAGATAAGCTCGTATGTGTCAGTTAAATTTAAGTTGTCCCATGTGCGCTGAGGACCAGACTGAATATTGTGATAAAGCTTCTTATCGAATCTCCAGTTAGTTAAAGCTGCATAAGTCATGTTTATACCGCTGATAATCTAATTTTAGAACCTATGTTGAGTAACTTAAAATATTTATAGAAAGGCAGGGGTAATGAACTCACTCGGCTCTAGACTCTTGTCAGTACTAACAGACGATCCGGAGGCAGCTTTGGCCACACTTTCAGGATCGGTTACGGATGCGATCATCCACCCGCAATCTCTAAAAAAACTAATTCCCTACGTACTCAAAGCTTTGATTGTTGGGTTTTTCCTAGCTGAGTTTGTAACTCCAGCAATTTCAGAACGATTGGACCTGACCCCAAAAGAGTCTCTAGCCCTTTCGTTTATCTGCGGCTATGCAGGAGTACGATTTCTCCGCATGGGAGAAAACATAGTCATGAAAAAAATCGAAAAGAAATATCAGTTGACCGGAGGTACGGCTGACAAATCCACGCTCTCATCAAAAGACGAAGCGGGCTGCTGAAGCTCGATAACTTGCTGTTGCGCAGGTTGCTCTTGTTGCTGATGAGCGGGAGCTTCTGCTTTTTGCTTGCCCCGTTGAGAAATCCATTCAAGTGAACGCATGATAATCCTGTATTTACAAGAAGTTTAGCAAAAAAAATCCCCCTAAAAAGGGGGATCCTTGGCCTTCGCCTTTATCTTATCAGGCTCCTTCCATAAAGAGAAGTTTAGAACGCAGGGCCTCGGGACCCATGTTCTGCAGATAACGCCAAGCGTTTTCGGGAGCGCGGTTCATCACTTCACCAAACACTTCCCACTGCTGCTGAGGATTAGCAGAAGCTTGCTGACCACCTGCATTCACAGGGGGAGCAGGCATGTCGTAGTTCTGCTGATAAGGCTGCGCAGCTTGCTGCTCAACCGTGGGGCCGTCGATATTCACGGGGTAAACCTCGGTGAAGAAACGATCCGTGTAATCAGCCAGATGATCAGGATTGGTCAGGATTGTCTGCATCGCACCGGCACGTGCATTCAGATCGTCCATGCGCTGAGCTTGATCGATCAGCAGATCCTCAAGCGAGCAAGCGTATTGGTTGAGAATGCCGGGAGCTTCAATACCGAAGTGCTTAACGACCTCGGCGCTTACGTTGGTTAGACCCGCCTGCTGGTCCGTAGAAACCGGAGAGGAAGTCTGGGTCGGTGAGGCGCTGGTATAAGAGGTCGGCGCTGCCTGCTGTGCCTGGTAAGCCCAAGGCTGGACCTGTGAAGGCTGACTGATTGGTTGAGTAACCGGCTGTTGAACCTGGCTCGGATACTGTGGAGCCTGGCTGAGGGATTGTTGGGCTGGAATATTCGACAGGACCCGCTCCAAGGACCCCATCGCTGCTTCCCACGGGTTGCTGGGGGAGGACGGAGACGTTGACGGGTTGAACTGGTTGTTGGTAGAAGGGACCGTAGCTGGTGCCACCTGCGACGGCGGTTGGGCTGTAGGTACCGAAGCTACCGCCGGGGTAGCTGTTTGGGCCACCCACTGGGGGTAGGCGGTTGAGCCCTGGTCGTTGGATACCGCCGGGGCTGCCGCCGGGGAGACCGGGCTCGGGGTTGAAGCTTGGATCTGCTGGCTCATAGCTACCCGAGTAAGTTAATTCTTCCGCAAGGTGATCGAATGTCCTATAAAGGAGCGGAGTGACATTCAGTCTAGGATCAGCCGCTAGTGGTTGATCAGGCGCAAGGGGATGCGGAGACTGCAACATCTGGCTTAATAATACCAGAAATTGTTGCATTGCTGCTTGCGTTTGTTGAACCATTCTGAAGGGAAATCCCTTCAACATTTCGGCTCTTTCTGAATCTGTTTTATCTGGAAATAAGTACTTAAGCGCTTCAATAGAGTCTACACCTAGTTCTTGAAGATTTCGAACAACGATAGATTTTTGATTCACATCGTATGCAGTATCTTCATAGACGTCGCCTTGGTACCGGTAAGAAACAGCACGGTCGCCGTCCTCAGGTAAACCCACAACGCCACGCGGGACTTTGTTGTTGGCGAGAGCATCGCGCATCGCTTCGTCGACTTTTTTATTAAATCGACGCATCGAGTTTTGATATTTTTCAGCATTCTCTTCAGTCTGCTCCGTGGGAATTTTGGGCTCATTGAAACCCATGGCCGCGATAAACGACTCACGGAAAATAACCTCCTGGTGATAAATCATCATTTCCAACAAACGACAAAAACCGTATGTCAGGAAACCTTTATTTTTGCGAAGAGCCGTGGCCTGAGCACGACCCATCAAACCCTTGATCTCTGTAGCGGTAGCACCGGCAGAAATAGAGATTTCGTCGACGCCGCCTAGCGCTGTACGTATCTCTTCACGCAACAACAGTGCGTAACGGTTCATATCCCCACTGACAGGGTCAGGGGTCATATAACCCACACGGTCAGAAGGCTCGACATTTGCAATAATCCGTGGAACACGGAGACCGCTACCCATGCTGGCGCCAAAAGGCTCGCTAACTCGCGTCGAAGGCGTGTCAGGACCCGCAAAACCGCTCTGACTACTGATTGTGGGCCTAAATGTGCCTTGTGCGTCGCTAGCCTCTACAAGATCACTGCGTGGACGAGAGCTAATCAGCGTCGGGTTGCCAAAAAACTCGATATTTTTGGCAACATTGCGAATAATTTGGTCATGGAGCACAATTTGCTCCATAAATGGGTCAAATTCGCCTTCCCCCTCAGTTCCACTTGCGTTTGGCTTGTTTAAAACCTCTACAGCGGGCACAAAACCAAGTGTATTAGGCCGAGTTTTAGCTGGAGTCAATACAGAACCCGGCTCAAGCTCAAAACTAAGCTCAGTGTCACTTTCAATTTCGTTAATTTCGTCCGCCGTAATGGTCAAACGGACATAACGCTTGTTTTGACCGTAAGAATTAGCCGGAAGACCTAAGTTACGGTTCTTAACTTTGTAGCTGTAAAGGATTACGACCTCTTCTACGTTGCCGTTAAGGTCGTGGTAAACGCGATACTGGTTTTTGTTGAAAAAATAGATCTGATATTTAAGCTTGGGGTCTGGCCGGAAATAAAATAAGCCACAACCGTCGATTAAAAAGTTTCGAATAATCGCTGGAAAGCGAATATCCAACTTGTTCAACGCAATAACATCTTGTAAGAAAGAAGTTCTGCTGTTGTAAGTATCCTGATCGCAGTAAAAAGTGAGACCCTTCTTGATCATCAGAAGAGTCATCTGCTGGATGTGGCTCAACACCACCATCGTTGCGGACTGATTAGAACGATCTTGAGTCCGCGAAGCCTCTAAGATCTCCTCAAATCGAGTCCTGGTTTCAGTACTAGAGGCCATTAAGAATCACTTCAGTCTTTTTTGCGCATTTCCTTAGCTTTACGAGCTTTGTCGCGAGCACTTTTGCGCTTTTCTGCTTTGGCTTCCTCGCCGCTAGGAGCTTTAGTCTCCTCTCGTTTTTGCTTGAACTTCTCCAGAAGCTCCGCAGGCATTTTATTAGCCATCGGGTAACAGATACTTTTTGACTCTCTCTATTTTAAACAGTTCTTTAGGCAAATCCTTAATTGGATACAAAGTTAATATGTGATCCTCCCGTCCGAGCATATCGGTGTTGCCCTCGTCAGGCACAAAATTTTCACACAGTTTTTGTACTTCAGGGCGATCCCAGACATAATATTCGGCAATCGAGCGTAGTTTTTTCTTTCTTTTGTTAGCGTTACCCATCCAAGACAAGTGCCAACCAGCGTTCCGATCACCGACGTAAACGTTATTATCTGAAGCACGCAGGGACGAAAGAGTCCCAAAGCTCTTAAGTTGTCCCACGGTGCAAACAGTGCCGCAACGCCAGTTAAAAAACTCACCATCAGGAGACTGAAGCTGGCGGTCAGCTCGTCCATAGTGCATGGACATACTCAAGCGCACAATCTTTTCTGGATTATCTAGAACTGCCTGCTTAGCTTCTTCGATAATTTCAGGGTTTGTGATCTCATCACAATCCGAACAAATAAAAAAGGTGTCATCTGGCATCATGTGCAGACCAACGCCAAGTGCATCACGCTGACCTCGCTCTCTAACCCAAGGGTCTGCAACTTCCTCAACAGGCGGGAGCTCAACGTGCAAAACTTGAATCTTCTCTTCGGGGAGTCCAAGTTCCCGAATCGTATCTAAGCAAGTAAATGGCTTTTCTTCACCACGGTGGGTGCGGTTTGCATCTGCGATCAAGAAACCGTCCACATAATTTTCTAGAGTGCGTATACGCAGCTCAAGAATTTCTTTTTCATTAAAGTATGTAAAAGTGTCAATTAGCACGGAGTCAGTAACAAGACTGACAATATACTAACTCAATAGTCGGTCGGAGCAACAGATTGCATGCGAGAACGTGCTTCTTTAAGTAAACCGTTTTTCATCGACTCCACACGGTCGTCCATCGGCTGGTCAAAACCAGACTCAGAGGACATTTCGCGCACAGCATCGGGAGGCATAGGAGCCCCAGCCTCATATTCAGCTGACTGACGCACGTCGTCACCGAACTGAGCTTCTTGCCCTGTGGACTCAGCTCGTTGACGATCGGCGGCCTCTAACTGATTTCGGTAAGCCTTGCCGAAAGCAGAGCTAGCACGTGCGTAAGAATCCATATCAATAAAGAACACAAATACCTTGAACTGATCCGCCGCTTAAAGCAGTCGCCGCTAAGGGACAAAGATAATTTTCACTAAAATTAGTTCCTTGTAAGTATTGACCGGGCATATCGTTTAACTGAACAAAAAAATTATCGTCACCTCCGTTGGGGACAATAAAAATAGCTCGTGAAGTGGAAAAAGATTTAGGACCCTGTGCAGGAGACCAGACAAATCCACTAGCGTAAGGCAAAACAGAAGTTTGCCCATAAACAGCTCCAAAAGCTCGAATATCCATAAAGTATGAAATCGATAGTGTAAGTCTACTCTGCCGACACCTGTTTGATGTAGTCCAGGTAGACTTCAGCTTTTTCTAAAGAAACATTTCCTCCTTTATACCGCTCTCTCCAAATATATTTAAGCGCATTTCCTTTGCAATATCCTCGATACTCTTCAGGCGTTAGTGCGGCACGAATAGCATCAATACACTCAATATCACTTTGATTATAGTGATCAGGATGTTTTACCTGTTCCATAGTCACTCAAACATCGAAAAAGTCGTTATCAACGAGGGATCACCTACAAGTTCCTTTGAATACTTTGTATCCATATGTTCAACAAGAGCAAACTCTGGAATTGTTAATCCATAGTCTGTCCTTGTGAGCGGAACCACGCGGCGGTGCTCTTGGTGCGGACTAAGTCCTTCAAAAGCTAGACCCATAGAAGACCTATCGGCGATAGGCCAGTTTCTGTGGGCGGTCTTGAGATAGCTGGAGTGTGGATCGCAGCTGTCTGAGACAATATAGGCTTCAGCTTGCTCTTGGTCAAGAATCATAAGTCCCGCATACGGGTTACCAAGAGAAATAAAACAAAGAACATCCGGATCTTCTAAATACAGATATGTTGTTGCTTCGTAGGGACGATCTCCCCAAACGTTATGTGTGAGCCCCGTAACATTCCAGTGCTTGTAGTTGTCGAAAGGAATCTTGTCAGAATCTTTGAGTTCGTATCGGCAGAACCCAGGCTCTAGGTTTAACTGTTTTAACCTGTCTTTGTACTTAAGCCAGTAGTTAAAGTTTTCTTCCGTAAAGTGCATATCGTTTTCAGCATAGATATAAAAATCAAAACTTTGACTCGTAACAAAAAACCTTAAGTCAGCTTTATGCGCCCAAGTAAGCGAGTAGCCCTCGTAAGAAGCATCAGCGATGTGAGTATAAACATCTAAGTCTTCAACATTAGCTTCAATCAGTTCGTAAAGCTCCGGAACGTCTTGCTCATGCGCTTTATCCACATAGATATAGACAGTCTTACTTCCAGGTAGCTTCGAGTAACTCTGCAGAGCACGGAGTAGAGGATCAAACCGCGACAGGGGATCATAAGCAGTCAGAGCAATGAAAAACTTAAACATTTCAGTATTCGATGGAGAAGTGC